TACCAGCCATTGCGTTTGCATCGGCAGTGCCGTCGCCCCACAAGAAGCTGTTAAGACCTTTTGCGTAGCCTTCGGCCATGTCGCCCAACTTGTCTTCCAACAAGTTAGCCAATGCAGTCTCTTCGCGACCACGGTTGTTTTTCAAAGAGTCGCTGTTCATGCTGTCCACGACGGTAATGCCGTCACGCTTCAACTCGGTCAGAGTGACACCGATACCAATGTGGTGTTCTTTCCATGAGTAGTTTGCGCGTTTGATTTTCGCCGGGTTGACATAGTTAACGGTGTCGTTGTGGGTGTAGCCACCCAATGAAGAGTCGTATTGACCTTTCACTCCAACAGACACTTGACCTTTGCCACCTGGGAAAGTCTTGGCCTTACCGTCCATGGCGGCCAACAAAGGCTTGTCTTGGATAGTGCTAGAAAAAACGTTGCCCTTGCTGATGTAGTAATCAAGTGCTGCGTTTGCGATGTTGTCGATTTCGGCTTGTGAGAATGCCATTTGAATGTCTCCGATTCAGAATAAACTTACTGAGTGGCTCACGCCCCGGCCGATGCTCTGCGAACTACGTCCAACAGGCTTTTCGGTTCGGCTGCGGCAGAGCCATTTGTCTTGCCCCCGACCGTTGTTCGCATTGGCGTCTTGTCACCACGTACACGCAAAAGGGTTTGTGTCACTGTGTCGTAGGCATCTTTCGACATCTTCAACGCAGCGTCAGTAGTCTTTGGCATGCCATGTTGCATAACGGTGGCGCGTAAACGGTCTTTAACCAATTCAGCCTTCAAATCAAAGTCAGGGTCTGCCGCTTTAGTCGACTGTTCCCATGCCGATACCGCGCTGGCCATTGCATGCGCTTGAGATTGCTGGTCCTGTGCGGACTGGCGCTCAAGCTGCGATGACGCAACTTCTGCTTTTCGCTCTGCACTAACCTGGCGCTGGTACATCTCTTGTGCAGTTTCTCGGTCGATATAGCCTTGTTCGACTTTCTCTTCCAATTCAGCAGGCAATTTCTTGCCCGCATGCACTGCCAATGCTTCCATGCGCTCTTGCATCAGCTCGTAAGCTGCGGCAGGGTCGCCCGATTTCATCTTGGCCAAGTTTTCCAATGTGTCGGCCACCTCTTTGGGGCTCAATCCATTGGCTTGCATAAAGCCTTGAATATCTCGGTATTGCTTCGCGTCAGCTTCGTACCCGGCCATTTGGCTTTTGTACGAATTTTTTTCCTTCACAAGCTCACGAAAACGTGGGTGCTTGTTAAAGGGCAGTTTTGAGAAATCCTCTGGCTGATCGCCATTGGTTTGCTCAGATACGGTGTCTTGACCTTGCTCTTCGGTTGGCGAGTCCGTGTCACCATCCATGGCACTTTGCTCTGCGGCTTTCGCCGAAACGCTCTGTACTACGGACAGGAGGCTGTCTTCTGTTTCGCCTGGCTTACTGGATTCGTCAGTCGTTTGATTGACTTCGGTTTCCAATTCCGAGGACGAGTCGGTTTGCTGTTCAAATTGCATACGTCACCTTTTTGCGTTTGGTATTCCTGATTGCATTTTGTATGAAAATGCGCGATTAAGCAACAAATAAGCCAAAATAATTTACATCATGGGTGGGGGCGCTCCAGTTGGGCCGCCGCCTGGTGCTTGTGCCATCGGTGCGTTCAACGCTCCCGCTGGACCTTGGGCTGCTCCCATAGCGGCATTGGCGTCCGTGTTGCTGTTCATGGCGACGACTGACTTGACGCCAGCGGCGAGCGCTGATTCCAGGTCTAGCTTGTCGTCCATGCGCTTCAATACTTCCTTGGCCAGCCATCTTGGGTCAATGCCAGGGATTTGTATGACGTAAGGCAGCACGCGCTCCAGATTCCGCAGCTCAGCGGCTTGGTTTGGCTTGCCTGTAGAACCGGCTTCGATTTCTAATTGAATTTCGTCAGCGATTTCTTGGGCGGTCAACTCTGGCCATACTGCACCGGGCCCGGCAATTACCTTCACTTGCTCAGCGCTCATTTGCTGGAACATGATTGCGCCGGCAGTGCGTGCAATCTCAGTCATAAAGCTGTCCAACTCGTCAACCTGCGCTCCCAAAGCCGACATACGGCTACTCTCGGCCAGGCTAGTCTCGGTGGCCGTTGCGCCGGCAGTGCCGCCAAAGTTAGCCTCTTGTGCGCCAACGGCCAGTTGGACATCCTCAAACACAGTACGAACTTCGTACAGGTTAGGGTCAATGCCAATGGTTTTCATTGGGACAATCAGGTCTTCGGCCTTCTCGCCAACGGCCATGCCTTGCACGGTAATGACGGCGTGCGCTGGACGCGATTGCAGCTTGGCCTTGTCCTCTTCCTCTAGCTTTCCAGCCGGTGTGAGGTAAGCAGGGCGGTTGGCCTTACGGTGTTCGCGTAAACCCTCACGTGCCCGGTTGTACTCGGACACCATTGAGCGCATAAGGTGCACGTCGGATGGTGGGTAGATTTCTTTTTCGTGCTCTATCTCGTTGCAGGCCAAGGCGAACACTGGCCAAAAGGTTTCGAGCTTCAAGTCTGGCTCGGCTGGGTCTTTTAGGAAGTCGTTGTAGCCCTCGGCCACAACATAAACCATGCCGCTTGGTTTGTCATACAACTCATACACGCAAACCATGCCCTCTTCGGATGACTTTTTGCTGCCACTGTCACCGCCATTCATTATCTTGCTTGAAGAGTCATGCGAGCGGCCCTGGACCTGGTAGCCGGTGTAGTTGCCCTTCACCGACTTGCCGTAAATCTCTTCGATTTCGTCGGTGGTAAAGAACATCTGGTGGGCAATCCAGCGAGCACCAATAAAGCCACGGAGCTGTTTGCAGCGCGGGTCAACAATGATGGCGGTTGAGTCAGGAAAGTCAAACATCAAGCCCTCACGGACAATCATGTTTGGCTCTTTGGCCAGTGCAGCCAGTGACAGCATCAGCTCTTCCATTTCGGCTGAGGACTCATCCAGCTCACCCTCGGCCAGCTCTGCTGCAAGGCGCTTCAAGTGGTCTAAGCGAACTTGTACGTCGTTCATGCGTGCGCTGATTTCAGGCCGACGCTCCATCTCGCGCTGAAAGCCCAACTTGACATAGCCAACGCCCGTCGTGAGCATGCGACGCACCAGCGCCTTCATCTGTGACTTAAACGTGGGCTGCGACTCCTGCATGAAATATTGAAACAGGATTTCAAGGGTCTTGCTAATTTTGTCCAAGCGAATGTTGTCAGCGTCAACCTTCTCATACTCAGAAAGCATCATTGATACGGCTTCTGGTATGGGCTGCATCATCTCCTGGGCCAGTGACTCAGCGGCCCGCGCATCTTCTAGCATCTGAGGCGTGCCATCCCAAAGCGTGTGCATCATGCGCTGACGGCGCTTGGCAACGCAACGTGGGTTCTTTGCGTACAGGGCGGCAGTGCGTTGCTGAACGTGACGCTGAGGTAGGTTCACAACATACTTTGTTGCATCCCATTCTTTAGGGTCAAAGCCGTTGAATACCAGGTCCATGTCACGCCGCATGCGATCAAACGCTGCTTTGTGGTCGGCGCGGCCCGTATCAACGCGAGACAAAATCTCGGTGACAAGGTTCTTGCGCGACTCCGACGCCTCTTTTTCCTCTACTGATTCATGCGCCGCAGCGGATGTGGCTACGATGACTTTCATTTGATCTTCCATTACCAACCCCTTATTGCTGATTCCAGCTTGCTTCGTTGCTCTCTGTGCGCTGCGTCGGCTTTTAACCAACCCAGCGTTCCGTATTTGATTTCGCTCTCGACGGGCCTGACGCTCGATGGCATGGACATACGGTCCACCGCGCGGCCAAGCCAGGCCAGTGCATCTACAAAGTCGTCGTGACGTGCGTTGGGAAACTTCAATAGCTCGTCGCGTGCGTCAATAAACCAAGGTGCGTGCTTAGGGAACTTGACTTTTTTCATGCTCATGCGGCCCATGATGGACTGCGCACGCTGGACCTTGTTGGTGACGGGCGTGACCTCTTCCACCGTGAAGTAGTTGCGCTCTTCTTGCATGCGTTTGCGCAGAAATGGGCCAATGGCTTTGCTGATGTGTCCCTTCTCAGCGAACCACAACAATGGCTTCCACTGCTTAGCCAGGCGCAGCATTGCTTCGACTTGCTTGTCCGAGCCTGCCTTCTCCCACCACACGTCCAAGAGGTACAGATCGCCGTATTGGTCCACACCGCCAACGATCATCACAGTCGAGTCGTTGCGCGTCTTGTCCGTACCAATGGCATGGTCGCTGGCTGCGTAGATACGCAGATCAGTTGGCAGGCGTGACTTGTCGTAGGTGACTATCCAGTCGGCGCGAAACAAGTCGCCGTCTTCTGGTGTTGGTTGCTGCTGGTAAAGCGCTGAGAAGCCCTTGGAGTCGAGCTGTTTGGCAGCGTTTAGGAACTCCAGGTCAAAGCGCTCTGGCCACAAGGCTTCACCAAG